TCTTAAGTTAGCGCCTCTTAAGTTAGCGCCTCTCAAGTTAGCGCCTCTCAAGTTAGCGCCCATCAAGTTAGCGCGTCTCAAGTTAGCGCCCATCAAGTTAGCGCCGCTCAAGTCAGCGCCGCTCAAGTATGTGCCCTCCAAGTAAGCGCCTCTCAAGTTAGCGCCCTTCAAGTTAGCGCGTCTCAAGTTAGCGTACTCCAAGTTAGCGCCCTCCAAGTCAGCGCCTTCCAAGTTAGCGCCTGTCAAGTTAGCGCCTATCAAGTTAGCGCCTATCAAGTTAGCGCCCTCCAAGTTAGCGCCTATTAAGCACGCGGCATCCAAGTTAGCGCCTCTCAAGTTAGCGCCTCTCAAGTTAGCGCCCATCAAGTTAGCGCCCTCCAAGTTAGCGCCCTCCAAGTTAGCGCCTCTTAAGTACGCGTCTCTTAAGTTAGCGTCCTCCAAGTTAGCGCGTCTCAAGTTAGCGTACTCCAAGTTAGCGCCTATTAAGTTAGCTTTTGATCCACCATTGCCAGCTAAAAAATTTCGATGTAATTTTAATATTTTTTCCAATTCGTCTTTAGTCATTTTATAGCCCCTTACCCAATTACCCAATTACCCAATTACCCAATTACCCAATTACCAATTTTTCGATTTGCGCTTTTAAGTTCGCAACCTTTTCAAGCGGCACTTCATGCATAAACCTTGCTCCCGATGCCTGCAATAGCCGTTTAATATCGTCTTTTAGGTGGCGGTTTTCGCGTACAATTTCAAGGACATAGCGTTGTAGCTCATCTAAGCTAAGCGATTCAGCTTTAGGTTCGGTTTTAGGTTCAGCTTTAGGTTCGGTTTTAGGTTCGGTTTTAGGTTCAGCTTTAGGTTCAGCTTTAGGTTCAGCTTTAGGTTCGGTTTTAGGTTCGGTTTTAGGTTCGGTTTTAGGTTCAGCTTTAGGTTCGTCTGGCTCAACTGCCTTAGCCTTGGCCTTGGCATAGCCAAGGGATTCTAAGTTGAGATTCAAAACCTCAACATTAAGGTTCATTCTTTCGATTGCAACCGTTAACGACTTAATTTCATTTTCCAACATTGATTTTTCCTCGTTTGTTGTATAAGTTATGCTTATACTATATCAAGAATTCGGAGGCGACAAGTATGATTTCAGAGATTATTGATTATTTTGGGAGTGTCAGCAGATTGGCCGAGGCATTAGGTGTTAGCCAACCGGCAGTTAGCCAGTGGATTACGAAAGGGGTTCCCCCTGGTAGAGCGATACAGATAGAGCTTATGACGTGTGGGAGGTTCAAAGCGCGGGAAATTGTAAAACTAAACGACGATAGAGGGACAATAGATGAATAAACAAAAGATAACAATTTCAACCGGAACAGAATTCGGGACTGTTAAAAAGCTGGTGACTGATTGGGGAAAACTCGCACGTAATTTGAGCACACACAAGCAGGTTGATCAAAAAGGCGGCGCGTACTTTGTAGGTGGGTATTTTTCGGGCGCTCAGCGTAAAGAGGTCGATTTGCAAGCTATGAGCGTGCTTTCACTGGACGTCGATAAAGTGGCGTTAACGGTTGATGAGATCGAATTGTCATTGATGATGAGCATTGATGGCGCGTTCGTAGCGTATAGCACGTACTCACACGGTGTCGGGGGGCGTTCGTCGGTGAGGGTGGTTATGCCATTATCAAGGGAGGTTACCCCAGATGAATACCGGCGTCTATCGCGCAAGTTTGGTGAGGGGGTGGCGCTACCACTCGATGAGTGTTCTTTTAAGCCTAATCAGGCTATGTTTGCGCCTACGTGCCGAGACTTAAGCATGGCGTGGTCGATAGTGCAAGAAGGGGGGCCGGTTGATGTCGGGCAGTACCTTAGCTCGTTCCCAGTAGTGGTTGATGAGGCCGACGACTTGGAAACAATGCTATCTGAAGCGCCGCTTGAAATTGATCAGTCTGAGATCGATGGTTATTTATCTGCTTTCCCCGCCAGCGGCACAGATTATAACCAATGGGTTATGGTTGGCGCGGCTTTACATCACCAGTTCGGCGGCAGCGATGAAGGCCTAGCGATTTGGGACCAGTGGAGTTCAGATGACGCGCAGCGCTACGACGCGGCGGCCATTAGCACGAAGTGGCGTTCTTTTGGCCGATCAAATGCTGTTGTGACTTTTGCTTCGGTTATTTACGCGGCAAAAGAGGCCGGCGGTTTCGCGGCTTCGGGTAGCTTCGAGGCACTGCTAGAAGGTGCTAACAGTGTCGAAACGCTAGACCAGTATAGCGACTATAAAGAGCGCGTGGCGGCAATGTCTGGCGCGATACTACAGGACGACCAGCGTGCTATGTTGGCCGCACGTATAGCCAATGGCTTTGGTAAAGAGGTCGGGATTACCAAAGGGGATATAAAAAAGGCGCTAGCGCCGCGAAAGAAGCCGCGAGATGTCAACGCGACAATTGACGGGCCTAGCTGGTTAGAAGATTGGGTTTACTGTGAAACAACAATGGAATTTGTCAACACACGTTTAGATTACGCGATTAAGCGCGAAGCTTTTAACGCTAAATTTGACCGTGAGGGTGAGTGCGTAACCGCAGAGATGAGTGCATCCCAGTATGCGTTGAACGCCGTTAAAATAAAGACTGTTGTTGATGTTATGTATTGGCCTGGTGCCAGTAGATTGTTTGAGCACGAAGGAAAGGCGATGCTAAATACGCACGTCGATCGAGGGGTTAAGCCACTGGTGCCGGTAGAGGGATCGGGAGTTATCAATCGGTTTTTACAGCATGTTGCATTGGTGTTGCCGGACGAACGAGAAAGAGAAATTCTGTTGGATTGGATGTGTTTTGTTTGTCAAAACCCAGGGCAGCGCGTTAATTGGGCGTTGTTGCTCCAGGGTGCTCAGGGTACAGGCAAAACCTATTTTGTTAATGTTTTACAAGCGGTGCTTGGTCGTAACGTATCGAATTTGGACCCTAGTTCGATAGCCGGTAGGTTTACAGGATGGGCGCATGGCTCCACTGTTGTAGCTATAGAAGAGATTCGGATCAGTGGAACTAATAAGTATGAAATTTTAGACAGAATGAAACCCTTTTTAACTAATGAGACGGTTTCTATAGAGGAAAAAGGGCGGGACCATAGAACAGTGCCCAATTTTTCATCATATTTTTTGCTAACTAACCACGCCGACGCTATACCTATTGGCGTGGGCGATAGAAGATATTGTGTGTTGTACTCGGACGTGCAGAGCGAAGGTCAGTTGTACGATGTGATGGGTGGGAAAGAAGGTAACGAGCGCTATTTTGACGATCTTTTCGGCGATATCAATAGCGAGCGTGGGGCGGGCGAGTTGGCGTGGTATTTAAAAAATCGCCAGGTATCGTGCAATTTTTCACCGCGAGGTCGAGCGCCTGAAACCAAGGCGAGGCAAGCAATGATCAACCTATCTGTAAGCCCAGATAGGCAGCTACTAGAGGATGCGATAGCAGAACATGAGTGTTGCGTGATCAATGGAGATATACTGGATGTTACATGGCTTAATGAAATGTGCAAGATGGGTGATAGCGAGCTACCTAAAACACGCACAATTAGCGCGATCTTACTAGATATGGGATATGTACAGATCGACCAGCGGCGCGTAAAAATCAAAAAGGATAGGCGCAATCATTACATATGGTACCGGCGCGGTTTTGATCAAAGCGTCGCTATCGAGCGTTCCAAGGGGTTCCACGATGACCCGCACTTTGCCCCTTTTTGATTACTTTTTGATCTTAAAAGATTTGGGGCGCAATAGGCTTTTCGCGCCCCACATTGCGCCCCACATTATACACTATACAAATATACAGTATGATCAAAATTTAAACAGTTGTATAAATTTTGATCATAAGGCTGTATATACAACCATACTGTATATAAGTTGGGGCGCAATAATCGCGCCCCAAAATTATTGCGCCCCATATTGCGCCCCAAGCATAAGTTACTGTTTTTATTATCTTTATTACTCTTTGGGGTGCAAAGGGTCCAATAATATAGAAAAACTGCTCAGCAGCTATATAAAAAAAATATAGGGTATAAATACGTAATTATTTTTTTTTATAGGGTAGCTGAGTAGTACAAGGATTATTGCGCCCCACGCGCCCCATGGGATTATTGCGCCCCATGGGGGATTGTTTACAAAAAATACGTTGCCTCCTTAGTGGTCAGTTGTATAATAAGTTATGCTTATCAGCAAGTGGCCACTACGGTGGCGCGAAATCAAAAGGGAACCGGAATGAACAAATACTTAAGAGAGATTACTCCAGGTGTATATGTGGACGTGTACGACGTCCTAAAAGCTTTTAACATCACGTGCCCAGCTATGGCTCATGCGATTAAAAAGTGTCTTGCAGCGGGCCAGAGGGGGCACAAGGACGCGGAGCAAGATAAGCGTGAAGCCATAGAATCTATCGCCCGATCAATTGTGCTTGGCACCCATGATAAAACTTGACAAGCGTAAGATTGTAGAACTTGACAAGCGTAAGATTGTAGAACTTGACAAGCGTAAGATTGTAGAACTTGACAAGCGTAAGATTGTAGAACTTGACAAGCGTAAGATTGTAGAAATATGACTGATAAAGCTTGATTAATATATAAACTGCTGCAACAATGAACAGCCACTTTCTATAAAATTTAAGGTGTGCAAATGGTTGAAAAGTTAGCCGGCATTGTGGGGGCCTTGGAGCCCCCACGCCTAAAAGGGGTTCTAACCGCTATTTCTCTTATCCTTTGTTGTAGTACTAGCGCTTACATAGGGCTTTTAGAAAAGATAGATGAAGGTGATAAGGCTAACCGCCAAGAGTTAAGCAAGCTTAAGGAAAACATGGGTGCCGTAGAAAAAAGTAGCGATAGGAATTCAGCTTTGCTAGAATCAAATTTTAAGCTTTTAGAAATGATTCGGCAGGATGTGAGAGAGATTAGAGAGCGTGCCAAGTAGCCATGTTTAGCAAAGATAACCAAGAGCATTTATTAAGTTTAAAATCAGAGGTCACTGTTGACCCCGCCGGTGTGGGGTACTCAAGCGATATAGATAACCCAAAATCAATTCTAAAAAAATTAAATTCGCCAGACAGTAACCCTAACGGCTCGACGACAAAGCGACCGTCTAGTGAACTGGTCGCGTCACAGGTCGCTTTGTCGGTATACCCTATAGAGTTTCAAAGCCTTTCCGAGTATGATAAATGTATCGTTAAATCGATGCTATATCAGCCTGATAGCGTAACATTCGGGGCTTACGAAAAAAGATTTTTAGAGATTTTCGGGGTTAATAGCGTTACGGTGTCTACAATGCAAGATTTGCAGGTAGAGCCTGCAAGCAGGGCGCAAGATTTATTCGGCTATGATACTACGATAACTTTAAAAGACTGGTTTGCGGCAAGAGATAGCTAACATGGCGATAAGTACAGACGCGAGAATAAAATTTTTTGGTACGAGAGATAGCCTTGACGATGGTTCGACAAGCTCGGTGACGGCTGGCTCTTACTCAGTGGCGGCGGACATTGCCACTTGGACAAATGACGACGACACAGAAAAGGCAACAATCGATATATCTGTGACTTTTGCCACGGCACCTACCGCAGGCGACACAATCAGGCTTTATATGAGAAAGCTTAATATCAATGGCACTAACGACGAGTCAACCCCGGACGATGACAATCAAATGTCATATGTCGGGTCTGTAGCGATAGATAATGTTACGAGCGCCCAATATTTTGCAGTTGAAGTTGATTTGGTGGCAGTGAAAAGTTCTCAGCAGTATGAATTTTATTTGGCTAACAACGCGGACCAGACGATCTCAGCCGGTTGGACCGCTAGCATAACGCCAATTGCTTTTGGCCCTCACGCATGAGATTAGATAGACGACACCCCCTATACCCGCATTTAATCGGGTGTTGGTTCTCTGATGACCCCGCAATGAATAATCTGTGCACGCCTCACCAACTGAATTCTGTAAATACCAGTTCATCTACTACGCCCGCACCAGTTGGTGGGGGGATAAGATTGGATTCTAGTTGTGGTTTAGTTACTAATACAGACCAGCCAGACCTTGACGCTGATTCCTGTTATTTCTGGCAGATAAAATATAAATTGAGGTCTTCTATAGCCAATTCCAATGTAATATTCGGTAACCGATACAATAGCTACTCCGGTCTGTTGCGTTTCTTTAAAATAACTGAGAATAACGTGGAATACTATAATTCTGGTAATGATCTTAGCATGCGTCACCCTAACACCGCCGGTGAAACTTACGACCTTTGGGTAGTCAAAGAGGGTTCTAATTTTACGATGTATCTGGACGGCGAGATACACGCCACAGACACTTCTAGTAAGACACTAAGCCGGAATCCGGTTTTCATTGGTAATGGGCGTAATAACGCGATCCAGGAGGCTACAGATATAATTGTATACCACGCGATGCATGGCGCTGTGGCACCAAATCACTCTCAAATTCAGCAACTATACAACAACCCTAGGGAATTGTTGTATAGTGCTAACAATGAGGATTATTTTTTAAAATCTTCATCCCCACCAGTGGTTGGTAGCGCATATGATGAATATTACAAATCACTATTGACCGGAGCGAGTCTATAAATGGAAAAAAACACAGCAGGTAAGTGGGTGGTTTTCGCTTACGGCTTGCCGGACCACGCCAGCGCAGGCCAAGCAATAACAGGCGACGCGGCAAACATAACGGCTAACATTCGAATTGACGGGGGTGCAGCCAATGCCGTCGATGACGTAAACCCCACCGAACTAGAAGAGGGTTATTACGTTTTTGACATTACGGCGGCAGAAGCTAATGGAGATCTTTTATCGATACACCCTACAAGCGCAACGGCTAATGTTCAGGTGATCGGCGTACCTGGGGCGATCTGGACCCGACCAGCGAACTTCAATGTACTGGGTATTGCATCCGATGGCGACATATCAGGCAATGTGGATGGTAACGTTGTTGGGTCAGTAGCTAGCGTTACCGGCGCAGTGGGTAGTGTTACCGGCGCAGTGGGTAGTGTTACAGCAACGGTTGCGGCTAACGTTACGCAATTAGGTGGCGTTACGCAATCGCTCACAGATTTAAAAGATTTTGCGGATTTAGGCTATGATCCTGCTACAAATAAGGTTCAGGGAGTTGTATTGGTTGACACGACCACAACTAATAGCGATATGCGTGGCACAGATAGCGCAGCGCTTGCTTCAAACTGGACGGCCACACGAGCGGGGTATGTTGATAACCTTAACGGTCACACGGCGCAAACGGGCGACAGTTTCGCAAGGCTCGGGGCTCCGGTGGGTGCGAGCCTTAGCGCAGATATAGCGACAGTGGACTCTAACGTTGACGCTGTTTTAGTTGATACTAACGAGCTGCAAAGCGATTGGGTTAATGGTGGCCGGTTGGATTTAATTCTTGATGAGTTAACCGCGCAGGGCGACACAAATGAAACTAAAATAGATACGATAGATGCCAACGTTGATGCTGTTTTAGTCGATACTAACGAGCTGCAAACTGATGACGTGCCGGGATTAATTGCGGCGCTAGATGTCGTTGTCGATAGGGTGGAGCTTGACACGCAGGACATACAAACGCGGCTACCTGCGGCGCTTGTTAGTGGGCGCATGGACTCGAACGCGAGCGCTATAGCGGGCGATGCCACAGCAGCGACCAATTTATCATCATCCGTACTTGGTATAGTCTCGGGAGCGTGCGAAGGTACGCCAACAAACACAGTGATACAGACCGACCTTGCAGAATCCACAGACGATCACTATATAGGTCGTGTAGTTGTATTTACGAGTGGTGCAGTAGCAGGTCAAGCCACTGACATTACTGATTACACGGGATCGACAGGCACGCTAACAGTAACAGCGCTTACGACAGCACCGAGCGCCACAGATAACTTTGTGATAGTATAATGGCCAAAACGCGGTTAGGATTATCAGGCATAACGCGAGCACCTTATGGCTCATTCGCTGGTAAAGTTGTAATTATTATAGTTCCCCCGTCTGTACCTGTTTCGAGCGGGGTTTTGATAAGCGGTGATAGTGTTAATCGGGGAGTTTTAATGGACTCCACCACCGGCGGCGCGGGAGTTTTAATGGACTCCACCGCCGGTGGCGCGGGAGTTTTAATGGGTGGTAATTTATGAGTGGGTTAAATGTCGGTGAGGTGGGTCAACCACTAAGAATAAATCTGTCGGAGGATATTAGCGCTGCAACAAATGCTACGATAATAGCCGAACCGGAAATAGGGGAGAAGAAGGAATTTATCGGCACTATTCCAAACGTCCCTGTCACCGTTGGAGGTGTCACTATCGCCGCTAATGAATATGTCGAGTACGTGACTTCTAGTGAGTCGGACTTGGACTACAGTGGAAGGTGGAGAATGAAGGCTAAGTTGAAATTTTCACCTTCCGATATCAGGCAAACCGACTTTTCGATTTTTAGGGTTAATCCATGAAGCTTACAAGCAAACAAAAGCTATTTTGTGAGTACTATGTCTCTAACGGGTTTAACGCGACACAGGCGGCAATAAGCGCGGGCTACTCCGAGAAAACCGCAAGGCAGATAGGGTTCGAGATCTTAAAAAAGCCTGATGTATCCAAATATATAGAAGATTACAAGAAAAAGGTGGCTAAAATCGTCTTAATAACGACTGAGGACGTTGTTAGGGGGCTGATGAAGGAAGCGTTTGGGGAATGTGAGGATTCGACATCGGCAACTAGAATAAGCGCCCTAAAGGCGCTATCCGATTATACCGGTGGGTTTGACGCTAACAGGACTACACAAGTTAACGTTGATATGACGCACGAGGAGTGGCTGAGATCATTGGATTAGAGCAAAGGCAGCGACTTAAGGATGACTATGAGTACTATGGTAAAAACTGCCTGAAGATACGTACGAAGAATGAGGGACTATCGCCGCTTGTGCTTAACTCCGCGCAAGAGTATGTACATTCCAAGATTGAAGAGCAGAAAGAGCGTACAGGAAAAGTTCGCGCAATAATATTGAAGGGTAGGCAGCAGGGCGTTTCCACTTACGTTGAGGGTCGTTTTATGTGGAAAGTTAGTCATAATAGGGGTGTGCGTGCGTTTATACTAACGCATGAAGCAGAATCCACCAACGCAATATTTGAGATGACCGAGCGCTATTATGATAACCTTCCGCGCTTCGTTAAGCCTTCAATATCAGCTTCAAATGCCAAAGAATTGCAGTTTGCCGACCTTGATTCGGGCTATAAAATAGGGACAGCTGGTAATAAGGCTGTTGGGCGAGGGCAGACGATACAGTATTTTCATGGATCGGAGGTCGCATTCTGGCAAAACGCAGCGGATCATACAAAAGGCGTCATGCAAGCCATACCTGATGGTGATGGCACTGAAATAATTTTCGAGAGTACCGCAAATGGTGTCGGGAACTTTTTTCATCAGCAGTGGAAGCTCGCGGAAAGCGGTAGGTCAGAATTTCAAGCCATCTTTGTCCCGTGGTTCTGGCAAAAAGAATACGCCAAGGTTGTTCCCGATGACTTTAATCTCACAGAAAAAGAGTTGGAGCTTAAAGAGCATTATGGGCTTAGCAACGAACAGTTACAATGGAGAAGGGTTAAAGTAACAGAGTTAACAAGCGATGGGGCTAACGGGGAATCAGCTTTTAAGCAAGAATACCCCATGAACGCCGCGGAGGCTTTCCAAGCCACGGGTGGTGGCGGATTAATTACTTCTGAACAGTGCATGAAGGCTAGGAAGAATACTGCAAACGGCAATGGCCCACTAATTGTTGGTGTGGACCCATCTAGAGGTGGGGATAGGTTTGCAATAATCCGCAGGCAAGGCAGGAAGATGTACGGCAAAGAGTCTTACCGAAAGTCTGAGTGCGACTCTTTAGGTAAGAACGTCGCTATATGCAAAAGGATACTCGACACTGTAGACCCTGTCGCCGGTAAAAAGCCTGATAAGATGTTTGTGGATTACGGTGCGGGGGCTGATATAGTGGACAGATTGCATGAGCTTGGATATAGTGCTAAAGTAAAGGCTATACATTTTGGCTCCACGCCGCTTAACCCCGTTAAATACAAGAATAAGCGCAACGAAATGTGGGGTGAATTGGCTTTTTGGCTGTCAGATGAAAACATGCTTGCTGATATACCAGATGACGATGAGATCCAAGCGGATTTCTGTGCATCACCATACAATTTAGATGTAGATAATAGGCGTGTTCTTTGGGCAAAAGAGAGGATTGTCAAGGAATACCGTTTTAGTCCTGATTTTGGAGACGCGGCCGCGCTCACTTTTACAGAGCCAGTTGCCAATGTGATTGATTTTGAATGTGAGTCAGAGTTTTAATGTCAGAGTTAAATACCATACATGAAGAGGCGATGAAGCGCTTCGAACAAGTTGAATCTAAAGAGCGAGAACAGCGAAGGCTCGCTGTTGAGGATTTACGCTTTGCACAGACTGAAGATGGTCAGTGGGACTCTGACGCGATCGAAAAAAGAAAGGGCCGCCCACGATACACTATTAATAGGGTTGCTGGCGCTATTGATCAGCTTACGGGGGATCAGAGGCAAAACCGGACAGATATTAAAATTAAGCCTAAGAAAGGCGGTGCCACCGAAGAAGTGGCCAAAATTTTATCAGGTCTAATACGTAATATTGAAGAAGATTCAAACGCCACCGATTCGTATGACGAAGCATTCGACGAAGTTGTTAACGGGGGGTTCGGCGGGTGGCGAGTCATAACAGACTTCGTTGACGACGATTCATTTGAACAAGAGATAAGGATCGAGCCAATCCGTGGCGCTACAACTTCCTTGTGGTTTGACCCTGGCGCAAAGCATTATGATAAGCGTGATGCTACGTGGGCCATGGTTATGGAAGAAATGACAAAGGAAGAGCATAAAAGCAAGTATCCTGATTCACTAGCTATTAACTTCAATCAAGAAAGGTATTCTCACCAGCGTTGCCTTAACTGGTTTGGCGATGATATGGTGCGAGTCGCTGAGTATTGGGTCAAGACTCCGATAAAGAAAAATATCGCTTTGCTGTCGGATGGTCGAGTCATAGACCTGGC